TTATCTTCTCTATTTTTCTTGTTTCAGTATCAATTATATGAAAATACTTAGGATCATGTGCATCAGACCAAAAGAATTCCATTTGTGATCCAAGATACCAGATATTATCTTTTTGTGATGAACAATGATAATGTCCACTTAATACCATTTCAAATCTTGAAAACAATTTAGGATCCATGCCATGAGTATTTTTTAAACCTCTCATCATTTCAAAACCATTTAATTCAAGATGAGCACCTAACCAATCAGCTTTACATTCTTTTATGAAGTTCATACATTGTGTGTAATTATCTTGACAAATCCAAGGAACTAAACCTATGCTTAAAGAATCATACTGCATTACTGTAGGTTCCATAACAATATGGACTTCATTCATGTAGTGACCTAAACATTCTTTTAATGAATTAAGTTCATTTGTGTTCTTATAAAACGTATCATGATTGCCAGGAATAATATCCATAGTCATGCCGCGTTTACGTAATTGATCAAGAAACACTCTACGATTATGATTCAATGCTTTAAAGTTAACAAACTTTCGATGATCGTAAAAATCGCCAAGGTGCAGTATTTGTGTTATACCTTGTTTATCACATTCTGGAAAGAATACGTTGTTATAAAAATCTTCTGCATTATTTAAAAATATTTCTGATGAGTTTCGTATGCCGGTATGTGTATCATTAAGTACCGCTATCTTCATAACATAAACTCACTTAAATCTGAATCAGCAATTTTGCTTTTTCTCTTCTTCTTTTCTTTTTTGACCATTTCTTTTATTTCTACATCTGTACTTCTTACTCTTTGTATTCTATCACGTAGTGTATCAACAAAGTGTGTTGCAACGGATACTGCCTGTTGTTCATCACCGGTATCAATAAAACTGTCAATGCCAGATTTTGTAAGATATTTTATTTTAATTTCTTGTTGCTTCTTTTCTTTTGTTATTCTTCTTAAGAAAGCAAACCAAGTTATTTGTGTAAAGTATGCAAATGCATTTGGTTTACCTGTTCTTGTTGCTGCTTCAAGATTATAATTTGATATAGCTTTCAAACAATTTTCCACTGCATCCATAACCATTTCTTCTCTATAAGTGTATCTTATAAAGTTTGCTTTATGAGAAAGACCTTCTGCTATTCTCAAGAAACATTGTGCTATGTAGTCTGGAACTTTTGGTAAAGAAATTTCTTCTTTTTTACATTGGTCGAGGTGTCCAACATAGTCAACTACCGCTTGTGAAAACTGCGCGTTATTGACATAGTGGATGCTTTTTCTGCGTGCCATAGTTAATCCTTTATTCTATAGTACTATTATACACTAAAATTACGCAAATGTACAATACTTTTTTTTCTTTTAAGAAGCGAAAATAACGGTGTACATTTGCTGAAAAGTGTGGTAAAATAAGATAGTATATCTGAGGAAGAGGGGATATACCCTAATGCATTGTGTCTTTAGGTTTAAATTTTATTACATTACCACTTGCGGAATCACCGTCAAATTCATCTTCAATCATGCTTCCGTATTTACTTGTAAGATAATCATCAAGTTCATCATCAGTTAAATCACGAGTTTCATGATTTACTTCATCCAAATTAGCCCAAACACCTTTACGAGGTACGCCGGGTTTCTTAAGATCTTGTTTTATTGCCTTTAAGCAAGTATTATAATATTTTAACATCGATGTAGTAGGTGATGACGTTACAATAATGTGTGTTGAATTAAGAGATTGCAATTCTTCCGGATTATCTTGAAAAGATATCCATGGTCTTAAAGCAAAAAATCTTATACCACGTGTGTAATCCTCAACGCTGACAATCTTGAGTGCTTTCTTAATTACTATTTCATCAGTTTCTTCATCATTCCAAGCTGCAATTTCGCAAACTATCTCGTCATTGTTTGTTAATTTAAATTGTTTTACGTCTGTCATAGTTCCACTCTATAAGTTTTATGTGTAAATTTTTCTCTACCGTAAATCCTAAGTCTTTCATCTGCATGTAATATTCCATAATTTTTACGTGACTTCCAACTTATATCATCTACAATATCATATAGTGTAGTTGATTTTCCGTCATCAGTTTTTCTCAATCCTCTTCCAATACTTTGCAAAACTCTAATTTGTGATTTAGATGGTGATGCAAATACTATATTATGAAGATTCCTAATATTTATACCTGTACTAAACGTACCGAGTGATGCAACTATAACAGAATCTTTTTGTTTTTCAACTATAGCTCGTATCGCTTCTCTGTCGGTAGCAGCTGTATTTCCAGATACAAAAAAAATCTTGCGGTCTTCTTCAGCTTTTTCTTTAATTAAAGTATACAAAGGTTTGCCGTGTTTTTCTACATAGTTATAAAGTACAAGTGTATTACCTTTTAAATCAAGTGTTAAGTTTCTTATAAATGTATTTCTCGATTTATGAGATACTACGTATTGTAGTTCATCTTGGTATGTCTGCTTTCCAAATGTTTTTCTTATTTCTTCTTTATGTTGTAATACTATTCTACGTATTTCTAATTTAGCTAATGTATCATCATCTTGTAATTGTCGTGTGCTCGTTACTCTATGAATTTTTCCAAACAAACCTTGCAAAACAAGTTCATGTGTTTGTGCACCGTCTAACGTTCCAGTAGTACCAAATCGGTATTCAGCTTCAATGCATTTATTCATTATTGATGTCAATGATCTTGATTTAAATCCATGGCACTCATCACCAAACACCGCACCAAATCTTTCAAACCATGATTGTGGAAATTTATATATCGATTGCCACGTACTTATTATAACTCTTTTACTTGTGTTCTTATCTTTACCTGAATATATTCTATGACAATTTTTTTCTACATTATAGCCGTACTGTTTAAAATCATTGTACATTTGTTCTACTAATGAAGTAGTCGGTACAATTACTAATATATCTTTATCTTCAAATGCAGATAAGAGATAACGCATTAACACGTATATTATCAGTGACTTACCAGAACCCGTTGGTGAAAGCAGTATGGCATTCTTTCTTTGTATGCCGTGACACACCGCATCAAACTGGTAGTCTCTTATTTTAAAAGGAAGCTTTAATGCTTCTACAAACTTCATCATAAAATCTGCGTTAATTGGATTTCCTTCATTAGGATTTCCATATTCAGAATCATCTATTTCAAGTTCATATTCTCTTGATTCTGCAAATGCTAATACTTGTGGAAATAAACCTGCAGGTATTTCACCAGTAGTTTGATTATACAATCTTATTTTTCCATCCCATATTCTATTACGGTATGCAGGCATAAATCTATAACCCGGAACAAAGAAAGAAAAGAACTCTCTTAATTCTGTGCTAATTGACCTATCACACCTTAAGTGTATAGTTGAATGATTTAATTTCCTGACTCGAATTGTTTCCATTTGATTATGTTCGATATAGTTTGATGCCGCCATTTTAAATTATCTATTATCTCCGTTAATGTATCATTCACGGTTTTCCAGTATTGAATTTTTTCTTCGGACTTTTGTATTTCCGGATCACTATCATAGTAGTAATCCATTTCACCTTTTAATATTTTTAATCCATCAAAAGGATCTGGATTCCAACCTTTATCATCTAAAGTTTTTTGATCCATCTTTCCATTATAGTACAACCACTTATCTTTTAATATTTTTTTCTGCTCAAACTCTGCACGTTTTAGTTCAAGCTTGGCGGTTGACCAATACTGTAAATATTTTGAATGTAATGCTGGGGTTTGCTTAGATGTTTCATCTAATTGTGTGTTATTAATAGTGCAGTCTTCTGCCCACATGTTGTGGATCTGTTTCAAATCAATCATAATCTCTCCAATAGTATTATATATTAACTAGTTAAATTGCCAGTGACAGAAAAAGAATCTCCATCTACAAATCCACCAGTTGTTGCATCTTTATGTAGTATATCAAAATATGTGAATCTAAAAGAAGCTCCAAAGCTTATAAACGATTCGCCACCGCCTGTGGATTGAAACTGAATATCAGTTAATGCAGTTGGTATACAATCTCTATAAACAATTCTTACTATAGGATTGTTAGAGCTGTTAAGTATTGATAATGTTATATCTGATTGCGCCGGCGGTGTTTGTGTTTTATTTCTAAATCTATCTACAGGTGTAATGTTATCTTGATCTAGTATTCTTCTCATCCAAGTATGCATTTCCCTATAAGACTTCATGTCTTCATCTAATATGATATTAGCGAGCATTTCGTTATATGTGAGTTTATCACCGATAAACGGAATTGCGGCTACTTTCTTATATGCCACATCTGCGGTATTCATGATCACGCCAGCGTGTGTAAAATCTTGCACAAAGAATTCAAGATTTGGATAGTTAGTTCTATCAATAACCAACTTAAAGCCAGTTGGTTGTAGATAATTAAAGTTACTAGTTAATGCCATGATTCTATTTATACGAAAAAAGAGGAGCCGAAACTCCTCTCTTTATTTTTAAGTACTAATACTTATGCACCAAGAATGTTGTCAACTCTGAAACTTCTGTAGTACTGGTTAGTTCTAGCAGTTGCTAGTCCGTCTGCAGGTGCGCTACCTACGAATGGATTTGAGACCATACCATATCTGGTTTTAAAACCAATTTTTGGCTGGAATGTCTCTTCACCAACAGCTCTTACCATTGTTAATGGTACATATGGACAATAGAATATACCGGCATCATATGGATTTGTGCCTTTATAACCTACTGTTATATAATCTGTTGTTGAATATGGGTCAATGTAGACTCTCATTCTGCCGTTTAATACACCAGCGAATGTGTTACCTGTGTCATCTACCTGCAAGTTAGTTGACATTGCAGGTGTGTAGTCTAACATACCGGAAGCTGCTAATGCAGATGCAGTGTCAGATGAGCAGATCATAAAGTTACCTTTACCCCTACGTGTCTCTTTTGCAATTACGTTAGCTTCTCTTTCGATTTGAAGGATTAACCCTTTAAATTTTTCTACTGACCATCTACCATCAGCATCTGTCTGTACGTTGAAGATACCGTTAATAGCTGTATTTGCCTGTAGTGCTCCGATTTTAGCTTGTGAGTTAACAGTTCTGATAACTTCTCTGTTGATCTCAGCTAAGATTTCTGTTGACAAGATATTTGCCAATTCTGTCTCAGCATCTAAACCATGAATGGCTTTAAGATCTTGAGCAAGTTCTAAACTGTATTCAGCTTTTAGAGCTCTTGATTTTGCAGTTACAGTTGATTTCTCAATTGTGAAACCCATTTCAGCAAAGGCTGTATTTGGACCTTGGCCTGATGAACCTAAACCTTCAGCGTTAGCTGTTGTCATGCCTTGACCGGCTAGTACAGATACTGCTGAGTCAGCAATTGAACTATCACCATCACCGTCTGCATGACCAGATAAACCTGATCCGTCTGCTGGTGCTGTTGTAGCAGAATCGCCTGAGTAACCTGACTGAGCTTCATTAAATAAAGCTTCATCATTTACACTTATACCAGTTCTAGCTGTTTTGTACAATGACTTCATTGCAAAAATCAAACCAGTTGGTCCAGACATTGGTTGTACACCACAGATATCGTATGCCATTAGGTTAGGCATAGCTCTTCTGACTAGTGCGATTAATACAGGGTTCCAGTTTGCGGCTGCGCCTGTTGCCATTGTAGGTGCGGCTTCGTTAATCATTCCTTCTTCTCTTAAAGCGATTTCCTGATTTTCGAGCACTGCAGCTGTAACAGCTTTTCTGTGATGGTCCTTAATTGCACCTGCTGATTCTTCAGAAAGTACAGGATTCCATTTTTCGATTAACTTATCGTAAGATACACCGTTCATATCTTGCTCTCCTATTTAACTTGAGTTTTTTTGATTGCATTAAGGTATGACGCCATTGAATCTGAAGTTACCATTACTGGTGCATCTTCTTCTTCTATTGTATCATCCTGTGACTTTGTAGCTTTAGCAAAATATGATTCTTTTAATTGAGCTACTTTCTGTGCGAAAGTTTCTTCGTCATCAAAATCTACATTTTCTGCTAATGACTTGAGCTTTTCAACTTGAGTTTCGGCTAGGTCTTTAGTAGCTTCTCTTATGATAGCTTCTCTTTTGTAACCTTCAAGTTCAACAGCCATGTCGATTGCTTTCTGTGTTGATTCGTTAACAGTTGCCTCTAACTCTTCAACTTGGTCAGCTAAATCGTCTACTAAATCAACTTTTTCATCCGGTACTGTGATATAAGATTCTGTGAAAAGATCTTTCATCTTATTCATAAAGTCTTCAGCAATCTCAGTTCTTAATCCGTTTTGAATAGCTAATTTATTTTCTTCCATCCAGTTTTCAACCACGTAGTTTAAATAGTTGTCTACCTTCTCTACAAGATCTGCCTTAGTAGTTTCTACTTCCTCGGCTAGTTCTTCGTTGTACTTTTCTTCTAATCTGTCAATCTCAGCATTTACTTTTGAATTGATTGCAGCTTCAAAGATAGTTTCAGCTTTTTGCTTAAAATCATCTGACAATGTTGCTTCTTCAGATACTAATGCTTTAAGATCATCCTTGAAGTCTACTTCTACATTTACAGTAGTTTTAACTTCATCTTCAGCGATTGACTCGCCTTCAGGTGCAAAACTTTCATTGCCATTATACATTGCTGTAATAGCTTGTTTGTTCATGCCCTGCATTTTTCCAACTATTGCGGCAATCATGCCAGCTTTAGTTTTAATCATAGGATCTTTCTTAGTTTGGTCACCTTTACGCTTTGGAGCGCTTCCGGTAGCATCAGCAGCTTTATCAGTAGCAGCTATTGACTGAGCTTCAGCATTCTTAGGATCGTGTGCTTCGTCCATGATTTCGTTCTCGTCTTCATGGAGTTCTACATCCTGATCTTCTACTATTTCTTTATCAGTCATATTTGACTCCTTATTTTGATTTTATTAACGAGAGGAAATTCTTGAACTCACGAACCTGTGTCTCATAGAGATTAGCACGTGGAGCTTTTTTAATTTCAGTCTCCATTTTTTCAATTGTTTGCGCTTCTATAATGCCATTATTCCAAACCCATTCAACACCTTCCATTATCCCATTAACAAAAGCTCCAGGAGCAGATGGATCTTGTACGATATCTACCGCATTAAGAATGTAGTCGCTATTTACGACCATTGTGTCATTACGCTGGCTCAAACTTCCCATACCACGAGTCGATACACCGAACTGGACATTGCCATCAAGTAAACCTTTTACAATTTGACCCATAGGAGTGTCTAGTATCGTTGCCTCACCCACAATATCATCACCTTGAAATTCAAGTTTATTGATTTTGTGAGAAACCTTATCTAAATTAACGGTCGGTCCTTCAGGGTGATTAAGTTCTCCAACTGCTCTACCCTTACTTACTTGATCAGCATTGTATTTGCCAAGTGCTTTTTCCATCACTGGCATTGGATATATACGACCGTTACGATTCTTTTTTTCTGCTTGTGCGAATATACCTTGTATTTTATAATTCTTCTTTCCAGTTTTCTTGTCTGCTTCAACTAGAAAGTTTAAATCATTTTCGGCAAATTCTGATATTAGTTTCATGTTCTGTACCTACTTATATTGTTTCATAAATTCGGTTATAGCTTTTTCTGCTTCTTTTTGAGTTTTGTATACATCAAGTCTATCACCATCTATATAAGCAACAAATCCATTACGTTCTTTATGTATCATTGCTTTGACACCTTTAACCTTTTTGTTAAAGACCATCTTACCTTCTGGCTTTCTACCTGCCAATTCTCTAAGTTGCGAAAAAGTTTTCATGTTAACTATATTTATACATTTACAGTTTTATACAGATTCATCTTCAGATTCTTCTTCAGACTCTTCTTCATCTTCATCTTCAGATTCTTCCTCGTCTTCGTCTTGTCCTGCATCTTCAAGATCCTCATCGGTTGGTTCATCGATATCTTCCTCTGGATCACCATTGTATATTTGCCCTGCAAGCTTAATTTTTTCTTGATCTAATACATCTGATAATTTAGTAGTTATTACGTTACCAAATATTTCATTTGCTTTATTATAATCTTGTGCTAATGAATATTGAACTAAATCTTCAATAGTATTTACATTCTCAGGTGTTTGTTCTTCAGACATTATATCGCTCCTTGGTCGTCTTCTGGTTCTTGCTGCTGAGTTGCAGCCATTTCACTATCCATTCTTTCGATTTCATCATCATCAAAAAGAAGAATATTCTTTTGTACCCATTGTTTTGAAAAGTATTCACCGACATAGTTTTGTATTTGATCGAGTGTTTGTATTTTTTCTCTGAGTAATTCTGCTTCTTTTAATTCTGAAAAATGATTATCACGTGTAAAATCAAGATTGACTTCATTCTTCCATGTCATCCAATCTTCTTCGGTAATAATATTCTTCATTAATAATTGTTTCTTAAGTATTTCATAAAAGAAAGTAGCAAATCGATTTCTTAGTCTATCGATAAACTTTTGAAACTTTAATTCATCTCTGCTTATTTCAGTTGCTCTTCCTAATGAAAACTGTTGTTCTTGTTCAAGCCTATTCAACGGAACATTAAGTGATCTATATAATCTCTTTTGAAAGTATATAATATCTTCAATCTGTCCTAAATTTTCTCCACCCGGTAATGTAGATATTTCTGTTCCACGACCGCCTTCTCTTCGCGGTAGCCAAAAATCTTCCAGCATAGACATATGTTTACGATCATCACGTATTTCACCAGTCTTAGCATCGTAAACTAATTTGTTTCGATACTTTGCCATTATATCTTTCATATATTGCTCAGCTTTACCACGTGGTAAGTTACCTACATCAATATAAAACATTCTTCTTTCAGGAGCTCTTGCCAATCTGTAAATCACTAATGAGTCTTCCATCATTCTTAATTGTGTAATCGGCTTCAGTGCTTTATGCAAGAAAGAAACAACTTTCTTTCGGTGTTCATCTAATAATCCTGAAGTACAATAACTTACGGAATCGTTAGTTAATTTAATTGCACTTTGTTGATTCCCTGGCTTTTCTTGATAAATGTAGAACTCATCTACTTTTTCTACAAGACTCGCACCTGTTACAGGATCTTTCTTCTTTTGAACTTGCTTAACTTTTCTTATTTTTGCTGCATCAATATATCTTATTTCTTGAATACCTGCAGCTAAATTGCTTTCATCAACTACTAAGTGATGATATAGTCTACCATCAATGTACCATCTTCTAAAAATATCATGCCCTAATTCTTTAAAATTTAACATGTTATATACTTTGTCAAACTCTTCAAGCATCTGTTTCTTTATAGATGCACTTACTGGAACTCTATCTAAGTTTAAAGTTAGTGCTGGTTTCATATCGTTTGAGGTTATCGATTCATTTACAATATCTTCTATTGCTGCATCTGCTTCTGGATGCATGGCTGAACCACGGTACTTTAATATTAATTGAACGTTATCTTTTGAATCATCGCCTTCCATATTGACGTAATGCCCGTAATGTGCTGCTGATGTAGATGAGGTTACATAACCTGCACCATCATCGTCACGTGGCGGAACGATAGACTTGATTGATTTCTTGTCTTTAGTCCTCGTTATTTCAAATCCAAATAATTTTAACGTACTGTCTGCCATAATAATTCCTTTAAGTTAGAAGAGCCATTTGACTCTCCTAATATTTATACTTAAGTTGTTGTGTCAGTCTCATAGTACTGGTAAGCAAATGATACTGTAAATCTTTCGATTTCATCATTTGAACCATAGTTCAATTCAATTGGAGACATATCTTGCGGATATGATCCTCTGAATGTGTACTTTTTGACAGCATCACCTGATCTGTCTAATTGCTCAACTAAGAGATCTGCTTCATATGCAATTGGAGTTGATAAACCCGTATTTGCAGAATGAGCATTCATGCCGTTCATCCATCTTTCCATTGGATTTCTGATAGCAAAATCTGTATCGTTGATTATTGTGACTGTCCATACGTCGAATGTTCTATCACCGGCCATTTTTAATTGTCTACCTCTGAAAGGTACAATTATCTGACCGAGTGTTGATCCTGGCAACTGAGCTGTTTCACAAAGGAAAGATGTCAGTTCTGGGTCTCCATTCGCGTAACCTGGAAAGTTTATAGTAGCTTTGAAGAGGTTAGGTCTAGCCCCGCCGCCTCTAAGCTTTGATTTAAAATCATCTACGCCTAATACTGCCATTTTCTATCTCCTTATACCGTACCGACGACTTCTTCGAAGTCTACACCAGTTCTTACGGCTACAAAATTTAATGTGACATAGTTAATAGAACGTGCAGGCTTAATAAATATGTCTGCTTTAAATTCATTCCTATCGATAACTGTCGCAGTATTATTAGTTGCGTCCGCTACTACTCTAAAGTCTGTGATACCTCTTCGGCCTTTGACTTCTCTTAGCACTGGTTCAATAATGTTAACGAACTCTGCTCTTGTAAATTCATCATTGAATTCAAAGAGTACTTGCTCTGCTGCTCTTGATATTGCTCTTTCCAATATTAAGAATAGTCTTCTTACATTGATTCTATCAAACGCAGATGATCTTCTAAGTCCAGTTTTATCACCAAATAGTATTACACCAGACCCAGGAATATTTGCAATTGGATTTATACTCTTTTTGTATAAAGAATCTCTTTGCCCCTTTGTCGGTGTCCATGCTAATGAAGTGATTCCAAGGTATTGACCTCTTCTAGAACCTGCAGGTGAAAACCATGCCGCTCTGTTTAAATCAGTTGCAGCCATAATTCCTGCTGTTGAAGAAGCTGCAGGTATGAATATGAACTGATCGTTAAATTTATCATACACTTTTAAGAAGTTACCGTCCATGAAAGCATATGATGAATATGGTGTTATAGCATCACCTGTTGCAGTAATGTTTGATGTTATAGTGCTTGAATTTGTCAAGTTAACAACATCATCTCTTGCCGGTGAAAATACTGTAACACAATCTTTTCGAGCTGCAGCAGTACCAATTAAGTCTGAAACTACAGTGTCATGATTTGTTCTAGTTGCCATACTTGGAGAAATCAAAAAGTCTATTTCAATTTGATCTTTGTCTTCAAATAAATCATAACCTGTTGCGTATTCGCTCGTACCTAACACTCCCGATGCCACACCATTAGCTAAGGTAAAAGCTCTAACATATTTGCCAGGACTACCTGCTGAGTCGTATGTTGCAGCATCAATATTATAGTCATCTCCACTATCGCTTGATAAACTGCCGGCTCGTCCTATTGCAGTAGAACCTGAAAATTGAGCTAAACTTACATCTGAATCAAATGCTGCCATATAGACATAACTTGACTTTTCGTTAATAACGTCTCTTACAAAGATAGAACTACCAGTAGTGTTTTTAGCATCTTTTGCCACTGATAAGAAAGGATATCTTTCAAGAACTGCGCCTTTAGTTCCTGTAAATTTACCTTGTCCATCTACTACTACTACGTGTACTTCGTCATTCTGCCCGTTTTTATTTGATATGAATGTTGATGTTTCGGGCTTTGCATCAAATTCAGGTGCGTACGTCCAATTGAGGAATGCTGCAGAATCTCCTGCTACACATCTTTCAATGGTTAATCCGTTAGCTAAATCACCAGGATATCTACCTAAAAAGGTATTTTGCTCTGATATTAAAAAGCTTTCTTGAGTTGCAAATACATCTTCATTCTGAAGTGTCTGCGCGAAATTTGCAGAGTCAGACGAAAACGCATTTTTTGCTGTTGATGTTATTGATCTTACTACTTGCATATTACTTGAATATCTCAAGAAATATGATGCAGAGTGAAAATCTACTGTATTATTAGAGTCTGGTGAAGCAAACGTATCTACTAATTCTGTTTCATTAGCAATTAACATTCGTTTGTCAGCCGGACCCCATCTATAGTTTCCTACGATTGCGCCTGTAGTTGACTGGACGTTAGGCACTCCTCCAGTCAGGTCTATCTCTTTGACAACAACCGCGGGTGATTCCGATGGTGAAAATAGTGCCATTTTGTTATTCCTTATTTTTAAATTACAAGTTTCATAATACGATTGTTCAATTATATCTTATTTATATAATTACAGATCTCTATCATATCCGATCTGCCAAGGGTCATCTTGTGTTTCAATCTTCTGTATAAATTCAGTACCATCATCGATAAACCCAAATGGTACTATATCTTCGTTAATTTCTTTCATTTTTTTATTGAAAATGATATCTTTAAGGTTCAAATCAGTCAAATTAGAGAAATACGCAGAAGACACAAAGTATCCGAATAGAACTAAATTCATAACTAAGTCATCATGATTACCTACAGAAGCTTGAAATGTTTGTCCCTTTGCTTCAAATGTAGATATTTCTAATATAGATTGTTCATCAACTACTTTTAATTTTTGATTCTCTAATAAATCTTTAAGTGCACTACAACCTAGTCTTTTAGATTTACGTGTAATTTCAATACCTACTGCATTTGCTTTTATTGCAGATTCAACATGAACGTTTTCATATTCTAAATCATAATATAAACCATTACAAACAACACCGCCCTGATCATTTGATTCTACAATACAATAAGCTTTGTTGTAGACATTGGCATACTTATATATAATATTAGGGAAGAGTAATGGAGATATAGTGTTATTGCGGTACACAGCAACCTGTTCAAACGGGCGAGCGCTAATATCGATTAAGGAAAAAGAAGAGTAGTCCTGTCCTCTTCCCTTTGATACATCTGCAACTAAAATGTATTCATGGCCTTTAATAGGTTCTTTATATATTAATATATCGCGTCCTTCTAACATTCTTATAGGATTTGAAGCTCGTAAGTCGAGTAACGTCTGAGCGTTAATTAACGTATCACCAGTTCCAAAGAATGTATTACCGAATTCTTGATCAAATTGTATTTGCGAAGTATTGTTAATAGTTTCTTCTTTCCACTTTTCATCACGACCCGGTACATCATTCCAATCTACTCTAAAGTAACTATATTCATTTACGCCTTGGACTGCCCCTTCCCATATTTTATGAAATGTATTTCCTATTCCATTAGCAGTAGATGTTACTATAATTTTAGTGTCAGTACCCGATGATATAACAGGATAAGTAGAAGTGTAAAATTCTGCAGCTCTTTCAACAAATGCAAACTCATCTAAATACAATAAGTTAACAGATAAACCACGAATAGATTGACCAGAAGTAGCAGCTGCAATAATACGACTATTATTACTAAAATCAATATTAGATTTATTAAGAGCTTTACAACCGGGTTGAAGAAAGAACGGAATGTTTTCAAGCATTATGGTTATTCTTGCTAACATCTCACGAGCAGTAGCACCTTTGTTAGCTAATACTGCAATAGTTTTTTCAGGTTGAAATAAAGCAAACCACAATAAGTAACCACACGCAGATATAGATTTTCCCGATTGTCTGCAAGCTAAAACTACATTAAATCGATTAGTATCAAACTGTTTAAACATTTTAGCTTGATATGGATATAACTCAAATGGTACTAAACCTTTATCCAATGAAATAATCTTTGCATACTTTTCCACAAAGTAAACAGGACTTTTCATACACTTCGCATATTCGCGTATTTGGTCTTTCGTCCAGTTTTGAACGATACCATCTTTTTTAATATTAGGATTACCTAGATAATTTTCATTTTGATTTTGGCGTGACATCTACAAGGTCCGTATCATTCTTAAGTATTTTTTGTAATTCAGCGGTTGACCCAACAAATAAGTTGTTTGTAGTATTTGCAATATTTTTTATTTCTTCTTTTCGATCTAAGTCTTTTTTCTTTTTATTTAAATCCATAAGTCTATCGTTAACATCAGATATGTTTTTAATCATACCAGATAAAACTTCAAATGCACGCGGATGTTCGCTTTCTCGTGCAACCTCAATCATAAGCTCAAGACTCTGCTTTCCTTTTTCCACTAATTCGTAGTATGTATCTCTTGAATACTTATAATCATTATCAACATTCTTTTCTTCTGGAGGAAAGAATTTACTCGTATCATTCTTCATTTAATATCACCAGTTTACGGTTTTTCAAGTGTTGTTCTTCTATATGAGTTTTTGATTGTCCCATATATGCTGCAGCATGATGTTTTTCTATCATATAATCATTTATAGATTGATCAGCATAATTTGTCGTTCTCCATAACTCACCTAGTATTCTACAAAACTTACCTGTTGCATCTTTGTGTGTTTTAAGTATTATACCAGCCGGATCATCTAACATGCCAGTTAAAAATGCTTTTGCAGCAAGCCCATATTTTTTTTCTTCTAAGTCACGAGTTCTCGATTCAGGAGTATCGATTCCGTATAATCTCACTCTTTCTTTATGCATCCAAACACCGAAACCTAAATCAATATCTACGTCTACAGTATCACCGTCTATTATTTTAACTACCTTACATCTATACTCATACATTATGCGCTATCCACTATGGTTGTTGTAAATCCAAAATCGCTATCAGCCAAACCAATTACGCTGGTAGGATTAGGTGTTACTGTTATTGTTTCAAGACCAACATCAGAATCGCTGAGGCCTGCATTTATATCAAATAATGAAGCAATACTACTACGAATGACATTAGTATCAGCAATAGGACCGTGATAACTTATCTTCATTTCGAAGTCTATGCTGTATATTATTGTACGTCTTTGTTCCATCGCACCTTCAAAATCATCACTGAATGAAACACCTTGTATTATGATAGGTATATCTTCAACCAAAGATGGATATTCAGTTCCAAAAGGTTTAATAGTCAAAGAGTACTGAGGATTGAATGTAGGCAGTATCTGCTCTACTATCTGTAATGCATCATCTTGTGATTTAGCATATGCATTTAACTGAAAATTTATTGAATAAGGAACTGGCGTAAAAAACTTTTGTCTTTTATTTACATTAGCATCAGACGCAGTAGTATTAAACGTAGATAACTTTGCAAGTTGTCTTGTTGCATCATAAGCAATTGAAGTAATTTCAAATGACATTCTTGGTAGTTTTATTGCAACTGAAGTGTCATCATTTAAATTTGGATTTTCTCTAACTCTTTCAAGATACTTTTGTTTTGGTGCGTAAGATAAAGGAACTTTAATTTGACTTATCACTGCACCTGATGAATTCTTACGAATTACATATATATTATTAAATAGCCTGCCGAATAAAGCAACAGCCTTTTTAGTTTTTTCGTGATAAAAGTGTCCACCAAACATTAGTTGTTACTCACATCTCCAAACGGGTTATTTTCTGAAAAGTCTATAAAATCTGTACCTGTACTAAAATCAGTATTTTGTTCATTCTGAGAAAGCTGATTATCTTCTACTACTAAATTAATAACTCCGCCTGCACCCGTCTTTAATCCAACAACCCTCTTACCGACATTAAATGTGTGGAATACACCATCGTCTGCACCTGCATGTATTAAGTGTAGCTTATCATCAGAGTCTGAGTATTTAGCTACTTCAGCTCTCATATTGGTATCGCCTGTCGGTGTTATTATAGTTTCACCGATTTCAAATTGAGTTGGAGCTGGTGATGAGAACACTATTGTTGGATTAGTGTAACCAGTACCCGGGTTAGTAATAGTAAGACCATTAATTTCACCACTGTTACTATCCACTGTTGCAACAATAGCAGCACCTACACCGTTAGAATCTGAAATAGTCACGGTTGGAGCAGTAAAATAATTATTACCACTATCTACGATAGAAACACTTGAGAGTTGTCCACTATTAAGAGTTACACTCGCTTCTGCAGAATCACGTGTATTTGTTAATGTAAGTACATATTTGTACGCGTATTTTCTTTCAATATCATCAATTGTATCTACACCCGTATCTAAATCTTCTCCAGTGTATTCGAATAACTGACATCTTAATTTGTAAACTGGTAAGTTGCTTAATTGATAAAACGGCATCTCATGTTCTACATGAGATATTTGAAATAATGATTTAGATAATGGTAAATATATTAAGTCACCTTCAGACGGTCTTGTCGATGTTATTTCATTGTCGTATCTTTGTACAGTTTGTTCCCATCTTTTTCTTGATACTACAAACGTTGCTTCATCACGTATCTCTACACCAAATCGTGTAAATAAATCTCCTTCACCTTCAAAACCTTCGGTGTTCTCGATATACATTTCTAATACGTGTGATGAATTAAAACTTGATTCAGGGTCATCGCCTAGTATACGATCTTCGTTAACTAAATCTCTCGGCAAGTAGTATACATCTTGGCCGTACATTTTAAGAGATTCAATTACGATGTCTTCGTACAGGTTCTGTTCTGACTTTACCTTTTGACTGAAGTATAAATTAGTTGCCATATCATCCTACGAAAAAGTCTGGTGGAAGTTCTTGTTCTAATCTCATGCTTTCTCTTAATCTTTCGATTTCTGCAGTAGCATCATCATATAATTGTCTTCCGTTTAAAATGACTCCTCCTGGCAATTGCATACCTTCAAACTTAATTAAGTTCATTCCCCACTGTTGCTTTATAAGTGCAGTAGTATATTCTTTTACAAACATATCATTATATACAGATGTGTGAGTATCAGGATTTACTATCGTATACACTTCAGCAACCAGATAATCTCCAGCTTGAATATCTTTATCGGCAAAATCACCGAAAATATACAATCTGTCCTGTCTTCTGGCAAATTGTGTTTGAGGATGTCCATTAAGTTTATTATCAAGTAATGACAGGTATTGTTGCATTTGTTCGTAGTAAGCTAAATCACCTGCAAAATTCATTAAGTCTGCAATATCATTCAACATCATTTGGTATTTAATATCAAAAAAGTTTCTACTTGTATTAAAAGAGCTAGTTAAAGGAAGTAACTTTGAAACAAATAATATGTTTGATGGTATTGGTATGTACTCATTAGTAACATCATCTGCAGTTACTAAATGTTTTAAGAATGTGCGTACCGTGGCATCTGAATGATACTCTTGATAAAATTGTAGCGATTCATCAACTCTATCTTCAAGTTGATCTTCATCTACATTAATTTCAATTACAGGTTCGCCTAAACGCCTTTTGCAATAATCTATTAATGTTGCACGTGAATTAGGAACTGCCATGTTGAATCCTTATTTTATTCTATTTATAAGGACTTGCACCTAAAACATCGCTATCCCATGCATCTTTCAGAGCAGTAATAGTAGTTGCATTTGTAATAGCTGATCCCGCAGGTGCATTTCTTAGTGCAACTTTCTTTGCAACACTTGCTACTTTTGCATCTGAATCGTTCGCTTCTAAAGCTTTCATATATACAACATCTTCTGCAGTAAGTAATGGTCCTCTTACTTCTCTTATCTTATCTTTAAATATTACCTTTGCCGCTGTAATGTCTTCAGTGATAGCAGTCTGTGCACTATCGAACATCCACGCATTTCGAAAATGCCTGTCTGGTACTGACGATGGTGTTGCAGCAATTACACCATTTTTGTCTTGAATCATTGTAGTCATTCTTATCTCCTTATGCTACTAGCTCTTGATTTATCTTCCATGAATTGCGCCATGTTCTATGGCCAGGGAGATTTTGTTTTTTACAAATTACTAATCTCTTACGATTAGACTTATCATAATCTTTCCATACGTGTTCTGGTATGTCTTTCATAATTAAATATTCTATTGCTTCTTCTTCAGTCATCTTATCAACCGGTTGCGTATTATGTAGTAGATAACCTCTCGTATGTTTCTTAAAATCAGGTTGTGCTTCATCTTTCTTCAGTTCCCAATAAGATTGAACTGGTGGTAGTATTCCACCTTGCATTGCACATGCCAGCCAGTTAGGATCTGGTATTGTAACCTTTGCAGGTTCATCAGGTTCGTTTGGATCTTCCCAAACAACTCTGTAATCAGATTGTATAGGCTCAAGTTTTTCTTTTGCCCAGTGTAATCGCTCCCATAAATGCGTTCCCTGAAATTCAGGTGTTTCAATTGTCATGCTAAATCTCCTGCCATTTGTGTATGAAACTCGTCTGGATCCATTAAACTATTACTAGAACCTACGACAACTCTCATTCTAAAACTTCCTGTACTAGAAACGTTATTAACATCTCCATAACACAATCCGTCCATTATACTGTAACCACTCATACAACCGTGAGCGTTTGCAAAATCATTTGTTATGTTTATAGTATAATTACCTGTGCCATTGTCCGTAAGAGCATCCATATTAAAACTATCGTTAATTCCTACAGTACCACTTCCATCAAAGTTTCCCCAAGCTTTGATTAAACCTTGTTGTAAGTTTGTGTTATTCGAACCTTCACCACGAACGTTAATAGAACCGGCAGCTGTCTTACCTTGTATAGTATCTATAACTAATGTACTCATGCTAAATCTCCACAAATATGGCCGCTTAACCCACCATCTGTATATGCTTGGCCGTTTACTTGCAACATTCCGAATCTAGTTAAAGTTGTAGTAAGTGTTTCATTCCAATTTGTTACAACATTAATATTTGCATTTGTACTACAACTTCCAGTTGAAGA